TTCGTAATATGGGTGACACGGTAAATATCCGTACTACACCTGAAATCACTATTCGTGATTACGTTAAGGGCCAAACTCTATCCGTAGAGAACCCTGACAAAGCTAAGTTGCAACTTCTAATCGACAAAGGTGAGTACTTTGCCTGTGTTGAGGACGATGTTGATAACATTCAGTCTGACGTAAACTTGATGGACACATGGTCTAAAGACGCTTCCGAGCGTATGAAGATTAAAATTGACCAGCGTGTTCTTACTGACATCCTTCCAGACATCTCTGCCCTTAATAAAGGTGCAACTGCTGGTGCAATCTCTGGCGACATTGACTTAGGTACAGCAGGTGCTCCTGAAGCAATGACTACAACCAATGTTATCGACTTGATTGTTAATATGGGTACAGTTCTGGACGAAGCTAACACGCCTGAGTCAGACCGTTATCTTGTTATCCCAGCTAAGATGGCTGGCTTAATCAAGCGTTCAGACCTTAAAGATGCGTCTATTACTGGTGATAGCACATCACCTCTACGTAATGGCCGCTTGGGTATGATTGACCGGTTCACAGTTTACATGAGCCACAATCTCAAGAAAACTGGTGCTAACTTTGATGTTATTGCTGGTCATAAAATGGGTTTCACCTTTGCATCACAGATGACAGAGATGGAAACTATTCGCTCCGAGTCTACATTCGGAAACATTGTTCGCGGTCTACAGGTATATGGATACAAGGTTGTTAAGCCTGAAGCCATTTGCCAAGCCGTTGTAACGCTTTAATCGGAGGTCTGAATTATGGCTACTTATACTGAAGGAACTGGTTTCAATAAAGGCTATCCTGCTATCCCGAATAACGGGCTTAACAAACTGTCTATGATTGAAATAACCCTTAACTGGGCAACTATCGCTGCTGATCGTGCAGCTGCAGGTCAAACTGCAATCGGTGCAAATGACATCTTAGAAGTCATGCAGATACCTGCTAAAACTTACGTTATGCAGGTTGGGCTAGATGTTACTACCGCTGAAGGTGCTACGTGTACTGTTGACGTTGGTGACGCCACTGATCCCGATGGGTTCTTAGATGGTGTGAACGCAAACACTGCTGCATCCTACGCTACTGCGTTGGTATTAGCTGAAGCTGCGCCAAACACTGTATTGGGCTACAGCAACGGTAAGTACTACGCCGCTGCAGATACCATTGATATTAAAACTATCAATGCTGCTGATGCTGCTGTTATGCGCCTCTGGGCGCTAGTTGCAGATTGCAGCTAACACAAACTGATCGGGGGCTTAGGCCCCCTTTCACCCTATTTAGGAGATGCTAGATGCCTACTAACCTAACCGGTTCAGATATTAAAGACACGTATGACCAGTTGCTACACGTTAGCGACGGCCCCGCAGCGTCTGAAAAAGTTGTATATGGCGGCGTTGGTGTTGCCACTGCTCTGTCGGTTGGTACAGGCTCCGTCTCTATTGATAACGTAAAAGTAGATGCTAATACTATTTCTACTACAAACTCTAACGGATCATTGGTGTTAGCGCCAAACGGAACCGGCGAAGTACAACTTACAGGTAAATTTGGATACTCTTCAGGTGGCGGCACTGTAACCCAAGCAAGTAATAAGACTACTGCGGTTACACTAAACGCAAAAAGCGGTGCTATAACTATGAACAACGCGGCCTTAGCAGACGATGCTACAGCTGCTTTTACGCTAACAAATAGTTTTATTGCTGCTACGGATGTACTGATTGTAAACGTAGCAAGCGTAGGAACGGCAGGCGGCTATCAGCTAACAGTTGGTGCAGTAGCAGCGGGTAGTTGTAGCATCAGTGTTATGAATGTAAGCGGCGGCGCACTATCACAAGCGATAGTACTTAACTTTGTGGTAATCAAAGGAGTAACTTCCTAATGGCTATGTATCAAGGTAGGACCGTTACACTCAATAAACCTACTAGGATTAGCAAGGGTCAGCCGGGACATGGACGTAAAAAATCTCAGGTTTACGTAAAAGGTCAAAGTGATAAAGTTGTTAAAGTTATGTTCGGTGACCCAAACATGACGATTAAGAAAGAACAACCGGGTAGACGTGCCAATTTTAGAGCTAGGCATAATTGTGATAACCCCGGCCCAAAAACAAAAGCTCGTTATTGGTCATGTAAGGCGTGGTGATATGGCAAAAGGTAAAGCAAAACCAAACAATCCTAAGTTGTGGGCAGCAAAAATAAGGGCTGCTAAACAAAAATTTGATGTATACCCTAGCGCGTATGCTAATGCTTGGGCATCTAAACAATATAAAAAAGCTGGCGGTACTTGGTCTGGCTCTGATAATAGGGTTAGTTAGTATGGCTAAAGAAGGTCTAGGTAAGTGGTTTGCCCAGAAGTGGGTCGATGTTAAGACCGGCCAGCCCTGCGGTAGGTCGAAAGCTAGTACATCCTCTCGACCTTATCCTGCATGTCGCCCACAAGCAGCAGCTAATAAGATGACAAAGCAAGAAAAAACTGCTATTGCTAGCCGAAAGACTAGTTCTAAACGCCAGAGTTGGCCCGTTACGCCTTCAGGCACAAGGAGAACAACATGAAACAACGCTGGCTACGAAACATAAATGACGGGTTTATTTACGGTTGGGATCATTACATGGCTCAACATCCGCTGGTTGAAGAAGTTACTGAAGAAGAAGCATTTCCAGAAAGGTTTTTACAGCCTGCTCAAGTGCAACGTGCTAAAGCGACTAGAGTAAAAAACAAAGTTAAGCTAGACCTTTCTACCGAAGATACAGTGGTAGAAGAACTTGATGCTATACTTTCAGCTGCCCCTGTAGCAGCCGCTGAGATAGCCGAAGACGCTTCTAGGGGGTTGCCTGAATGACCCCGCAAGACGTTATTGATGACGTACGACAGTTAGTACAAGACACTAACTCTAACGCTTATAGGTACAGCGACGCCGAACTATTGGGTTTTGTTAACCAAACGATTAAGCGTGTAATCATTCTTCGACCTGATTTGTTTTCGTCTATTACTACAATAGCCACTACCCCGAACACGGTTATACAAGTGATGCCTTCCGATTCATTACGGCTTGTAGAACTATACTCTATAGTAAATGGAAATGTTCTTACTGAGGTAAACCGAGAGTCTTTGGATCAAAGTTATCCAGCGTGGGTGAGTGATCCAGCTGGTACGCCATATAACTATATGCGCAATATCAGAAACCCTAACAGGTATTTTCTATACCCAAGACCTGTAGCCGGTATTGTTATAACTGGTGAGTATGTGCAGATACCAGTTGATTACGCTATTGATGCGAGTATTGCGTCATTACCAGACGCTTACTTACCTACATTGGTGGACGGTACTGTGTTTCTTGCAGAGTCCATAGATGACGAACATGCAAACTCTGGTCGTGCTAAATTATTTTTGGATTCGTTTACCGCTGCCCTTGGCGCAGGTTTGTCTAGTCGAGAGTTGACTGATACAGAAACAGGCGGACTAGATAAGAGGCAAGTAGTATAATGATATATAGCGCATCACGATCTTTTACATCACTCGCTGCTAGAATAAACCCTAGCGTACCGGGGTGTTCACTGCCTATGCTAGAACAGTATATACGTGACGCATCTATTATAACCTGTGAGAGAACTCTTGCTTGGAGGTATGAACAACCTTTGTTTAACCTTACAGCCGGTAAATACCAGTATGCGTATAACAAACCTGTAGACACTAATGTGCAAACAGTAATGTATGCGTCTCTAAACGATGCACCGCTTCCGGCAGTAACGCTAGAAGAAGCTACTCGCAGGTATCCTAATTGGGTAAGAGAGTCTACTACTGACGCAGATATAGCTTTGTATGGTTCGCAACCTCTAATATTTACACAACTTACACCGAACAACTATATTGTTATACCGGCTCCTGATGCAGTAGCTACGTATTCGGTCCGTATGATATACGCTTTAAAGCCGACACGCGATTCAGAGGGTATGGACGATACTATTATGGACGAGCTAGAGCCTGCTATTGTCCATAAAACATTGCAAGAACTATTAGTGCTACCTAACGTGGCATGGTCCGATAGAGAGCTAGCATCGTACCACGCAAAACAATTTATTGCTAAAGTTTCTGAGTATAGAGCTAATGCAAACCTTGGTAATATGCGTGCTTCGGTGTCTGTAGCGCAACAGCCATTTGCCTAGGAGAATATCATGGACGCAAGACTTTCAACCCCACGCATAGAGTTGGTTAGTAGTGATACTGGCCCACAACTACAGTTTACCGTTACCGACCAACTAACAGCAGCAGCTGTAAATTTAACAAGCGCTACTGTAGTAATGAAATTTCGTGCAGTGGGGTCTACTACTACGTTGTTTACCAGAACTTGCTCCGTAACTGATCCGGGTAGTAACGGCGTAGCTGTTCTTGCATGGCAAACCGGCGATTTAAACCGAGCAGCAGGCGATTATGAAGGCGAGTTAGAAGTAACCTCTGCAGATAACAGTATACAGACTGTGTATGATACAATTCAGTTTAGGTTGCGTGAGGACTTTGCGTGAGAATAAAGACTACTACGCAAAAGTTACGAGCTAGAGTAACTACCAGTGCGTATAGTCTTGCTACACGCGCTACAACTTTTGCGTTAAACGCTCAAGCCCACGCATACAAACTAAAAATATCTGTAGGTACTTTCGGGTCTTACCTTTTCTTTCAAGATAATGCGCTTGTACAATCTCTTACTAATCTGTTTTTTACCAAAGCTGGTATAGTTGATAATGCAGCGTTCACTGATGACGACTCATTAAATATAGGTAAAAACGAAGTTGATGGCGTTACAGTTAGTGAAGTATTTGCTAAAGTACAGGCTAAAGGTTTTTCTGATCCGTTTAGTATAGAAGACGGTGGGCTGTATTTTTTAGAAGATTATACCCCCCTAGGGTACACTACACCTAAGCAACCACTTATATTATTTGGTAAAAATGTTTCTGATTCTGCAGGTTTTACTGATGCGTTAGGTGTGTTTACAATAGGTAAAGGTATACTTGATACCCCTTCTTTTACTGACGGTATAGCACTTAACAAAAGTAAATTAATAGAAACCGATACTGGAAATGTATCAGAATCATACGTCGCTGCGTTTAGTAACTCAGCTTCAGATGGGATAACAGTTGCTCAAAGTTTTATTTCGTCGTATAGTAAAGCTGTAGCCGACGGTGCTGCTTGGTCTGATTCATCATTATTGGTAGTCGGATCAGCTGTGCAGGATGGTTTAGGATTAGGAGACGCAGGTAGTATAAGGGCGCAAGGGTATTGTAGCTTTGATTATTTTGCGGCAGATTATGTTGGAACTTCATTAACCTTCTAAGGGGTGTGGCAATGAACTCAAAAGAAAACTTAGGGCTATCAGGCAAGCTAAAACTTGTCCTTACAGATAGCAAGGGTGTTGTTAAAGACGAACGCCTCCTAGAAAATTTAATTGTAAATGCGGGATTAGCCCATATTACTAGCCGTATGACTGCTGCATCAGCTGATGTTATGTCACACAAGGCTCTAGGTAGTGGCACAGGATCAGCAGCCGCTGGTAATACAGCATTAGGTAGCCAACTAGGTAGCCGAGTAGCCTTTACTAGTGCAACTCGTAGCGGTTCTAATAACGAAAGCATTATATACGTAACTACTTTTGGTGCTGGTGTCGCCACAGGTGCGGTAACTGAGGCAGGCATATTTAACGCCGCGTCTTCTGGGACCATGCTGTGTCGGACCGTATTTGCGGTAGTTAATAAAGGTTCTGGTGATACTTTACAGGTCACTTGGACGGTAACCCTAGCAGCATCGTGAGGTAGCTAATGGCTACTATTGTAACTCGATCCGGTAAAGGATCACCGCTTACCAACGCAGAAGTAGATGCGAACTTTACTAACCTTAATAGTGATAAGGTTGAAACGTCTACTATATCTTCTTTTGGTGCAACACTTGTGGACGACGCAAATGCTACGGCAGCTAGAAGCACGCTAGGACTAGGCACAATGTCTGTTCAAGCTAACGGTAGTGTAGACATAGACGGCGGGTCTATAACTGGTATTACAGATTTGGCTGTAGCAGATGGCGGTACAGGCGCGTCAAACATAGCGGGTGCGCAAACAAATTTACAAGTAGACCCTGCGGGTACAGCAGTGGCCTTAGCGATAGCATTGGGGTAATTACATGGCCAACACATTTAAAGTAAAAACTTTTGCGGGTGGCAGTACAAATGCTAATACGGCAATGACCGTACATACCGGCGCTAATGCGCAAACAACAATTATTGGGCTTACTCTTGCTAACATAGTTACCACACAGATTTTGATTAGTGTGCAGTTAGAGAACGCAGATGGCAACAATGTGTACCTTATTAAGAACGCACCACTTTCGTCAGGCGGTTCTTTCGTCCCAATAGGCGGTGACCAAAAAGTTGTTATGGAAACATCTGATGTTTTAAAAGTTACCTCTAACACAGCAAACTCTGTAGATAGTACGCTAAGTATTCTGGAGATCACATAATGCCGTATCAGGGTAATACACCTGCAGAAAACTACGTAGTTACAGTAAAAGATTCGTTTAGCGGAAACGGGGCTGCTACAGCCTTTACACTGTCTCAACCAACAGTAACGAACGATGTTCGGGTTGTAGTAGAGAACGTGGTGCAAGACCCTACTGTTGCGTATGCTGTGTCAGGTACAACCCTTACGTTTACTTCGGCTCCTGTTTCGGGAACCAGCAACATATACGTAATACATTTAGGCCCTGCAGTTCAGCAGGTAGCTCCCCCATCTACAATTTCTAACGCCACTACTTTTGAGTCTAACGTGTCTGTGCAGGGTTTGTTTAACTCAGTAGGGATTGATGACAACGCAGATGCTACAGCTATTACGATTGACAGTTCAGAAG